CGAATTGTTGTGTTCATTGTGTTATTAAAGAATGGAATAATGGTCATGGGTTGTTACTTATTAAGGAGATTAAACTGATTAACTTTTAACATATCAGCATAAAATCCGGGTCTCATTGTTGGTAACTTCTTTCTATTCTTACTTGGATTGTTTGAACTTAACTGGGCAAATCGTGGAGTGTTCATAATAAAGAAGTGTGTAACGGACATTAAAAAGAACTAGGGGTATTATCCCGCTAGTTCTGTTAACATTTCTTGTGGAACTTCAGTGACTTCAGTAATACCTTTCAACCACTTATTGATGTGGCGAGATGTTGTTACTGACCAGAATTTCGCAGTCCTTATATATCCTTTGGAAGGACAATATGCGGCAACTGGTGTTTTGTAACTGAAGAACACTTGCATGCCGTTAGTGAACTCAACCTCGGTCTGATTAGCGGCAATTGGTGTTAGTTTCATGTGCGTTGATTTGAATCAGTGCTTACATCTATACGACACTTTACCCGTCCCCCCTTTGTGTTCCTAATCCCTTCAAAAGTTCTTGATAGTATTCTCGGAACAAACGTCACAAAGTTAGTTAGTATTTTACAGAATTACAGAGTCTCATTGTTATTAAGTCTTGTTAAAAAAATCGGCGCTGCGTATCTCGTATCTGTGAAATGTACTGAGTCTATGTTATACTATTAAAGATGAAATAAAAATGGAGGGTTATTACATCCCTCCGTTAATTACGATGTGACTAATAAGAACGAGTGTCACACCTTGTATAAACATCAGAGCAAATCTAGTGCCCTTCATTGTAACCCACACTTAGGATGATTACGTGGGTTTAATATATCATCATCAATGCCACCTGCATCACATCCTATTACTGGAACAAAACTATCTTGCGTACTATCTGTAAAGAATACATACGCAATTTGTCCCTCTTCATCCTTACTTAAGACATCATATTCAACAGGGCATTGTTCTAACCATTCTTGAAATGTGTTCATTAGTTTCTGTTACCCTCCTATCTTACTTAGTTTAGCATGAATATCATAAGTTGTATAGTTTCGGATATCACTTTCATACCCATCTAGGTTATCACTGTGCTTTGCAATGTTCTTCTTAAGTGAATTTAATCGGTCATCAATAATTCCCTTAAGTACATCAAACTCATGTTGTTCAAGTGTTAACTTAGTCATTAGATTTTGCCTCCTTTGGATTGATAAATTGTGGTAAACCTTTGGTGTTATCAGTAATAGTATAGACACCTGAATCGTTCTTCTTAATAATATCATCGCCACAGGCATAATCGTTGAGCAATTCTTTATATAATGTGCGTCCATAGTTACTAACAACTTTCAGATTAAGATCTGGGATTAAGTTCTTAGTGAAGATGCTTTTTACTGGGTAGTAATCAATAACAAAAGCACCGCAGTTTGATTGAATTTGCATAATAAATCTCCAATAAAAATGGGATCAAAGTTTTACAACTTTGTCCCATAGTTTGTCAAATACATCAGGAGATGAGTCCTGTTCGTTCTCAGTGTAATCATCGAATAATCCGAGATCAGCAATAGCAGAGAACATATCGTTTAGAAGTCTTACTTCATCGTGTGAAAGTTTCAAAGTAGGCATAATCAAATAGTAGTGAAAAATCAGTGAGGGAGCAGTGCATTGCTGCATCTGTCTTAGTGGGACAACCCGTTTCGGGAATTTCCCTCCCTTCATCTATACGACACTTTACCCGTCCCCCCTTGATTCAACTAACCATTTTTCCTTATCTATCATTTCACCGCAAGATGTGCATCCTAATGAATACCAACTAAAATGATATACTTTACCCCATTCTTTACACTCAGGGCACATAATCTCTTTGCCTTTATAACCTGCCCTCGTGTATCTTGTGACGGGTTGAAGTGAGATAGTAGTGTTCATGGTTGAGGATTAGCACCGATGATTTTTGCTTTAGGGTTACGTGCTTGTGCCGTTTCTTTCGCATCTTGTAAATTAACTGCCTGTACATGTTCGGAGAAAACTTTACCTCCAACATACAATTTGACTTCGTATTTCATTGTACTAACCTCAAATCTGGTGGTACTTGTGGTTCATCTTTATCTGTTAAATCTATTCCCTTTCTATATGCTATTTCAGTGATTTCATCATGAATAGTATCATAAATGGACGAGTAATCAAAGCGGGTATGTATTATATCTGCCATGTAATTGACTTGCTCCACTGTTAACCCAGGATAGAAATCCTCGATTGATGATTTAACATCGACTTTGATTTTGTGTGACATTAGAGTAGTTTAGTGAGTGAAATTACCATTAAGAAAGATAACATTATTACTACATCATGTGCCTTGGTTCTTATAAAGAATGGTATACTAATGATGTTTGCTAATAGATGCATTGCTGCTCCTATTGTAGCACTTACATGTAAAACAATAAAGTAGGCAGTAACTATTAGAAATGATCCAATAATTCTGCCTGTTGTATCTAATGCCATTAATCTTCTTCTCCTAATTCTTCTTTAACATAACTTGCTAATACATCTAAACGGTCAGTATTATCCTTTAAAAGATATACATACTCATCTAATAACTCTTCTAATATCTCACCATTTTGACGACAAGTATAATATAAATCCTCAACTAATTGTGACCTTGTTTGTATATTCCATCCCAGGAATTGACGATCTGACATTTCATTTGGTTTCATAATTAACCTCTCAAATAAAGATAACTACCTGCCCAATCTGCATTACTAAAACATTCTCTACGTTGCTTAATCCTTCTTAAGTCATAACGAACATGTTTAGCAGGTGCTTTATAACTAGCAGGTTTATATACCTCACCAGTGTTCTTATCAATGAAAGCATGTACTCCACCATTCTTTACATTTATTTTGTGATACTTACGACCTGTTTGTATCTCAAACTTGTAACGACCTGATGTAGAATTAGTGTCGTAATCCTCTTGCAATCTTGTTACTAACTCTTTTGTCCAATCTAATACCATTTCAGGAATTGAACGTTGATAATGTAACTCAATTGGGTGAAGGATTTCTTCCATTGTTACTTTCTGTGGGGTCATAATCCTCCGAAAAGTGAGTGGGAGAGACAAAAACAGGTCTTACATGCTTGTGAGTCCGCCCGTAGGTATGCTCTTACAATGCCTGGTTTGTCTCTCATTGATACGACACTTTAACCGTCCCCCCTTACCAACTCTTAGCAATGGTAAAGTTTGCTCTACTAAATCCTTCCCTATTCACTAACTTAAACATTCCATAATCATTAGTCATAACATAACCCTCATGACCACATTCTTCTTCTTCGATAAAACAATCTATATCATCATATCTCTCAATAAATGCAAACATATCCAATTTAATTGACCATACTAACTTCCACAAACGCAAAACGTTTACATCCACTTCGTTATCATGTGCAAGGGCATCTAAAGTTAGATCATCTAACTCAATTCCTTCCCTAATACATGAATTTAATTGCCTCTTAATCCTAGTGACTGTCTTATCATCTGGAAATTCACATAAAGTAGACATTTGCCTTGCAAACTGGCACATATCTTGTATATCTTCTCTATTATCTGCTATTGTTACATCAGGTTGCACAAATAGCACATTATCATCACTTTCCAACTCATACATTAAAGGAAATGCTTCAGCATCTCTTAAATCTTTGTCTGCTTTGTATATTGTATGAGGTGCAATTATTATTTCTTGTTGAACTTCAGTTGGGAAATAATATCTGATGGTGTTAGGATGGAAACTATCAGTGCCACCAAAACCGATGAAATCACCTTGGTAGATACTATCTGTAATAGGAAGACAATCAAGACACTTATGGAGAATATCTGCCACTTTTCCTTGATGGTTTCTATCAACATCGGCATGGTTATAGTTGATTTTGATTTTGATTTTGTTGAAGACACTTTTTGTGCCGACGAAGAATTTGCCATTAGGATGTGTCCCCCAAACTATTGCTGGTGCACCATCAATTTTAGCAGAAATGTTACTATCAGCGGTGAACCAATTTAATACACTCAGATCACCATTGAGAATAGTATCTTCTGGGTGCTCAAGATGTGTGTTTTTCATAATATGTAGTATGGCATAAAAAATGCCCTAAAAGGGCATTAGGTGTTCAGTTCATTAACTGTCCTGGTCCTGTTTCTTATCTTCTTCTTGATTAAATGCACGATCATAAGAATCTTTCACGTAATCAACCGATTTGATAACAACAGGTTTGGCATTATTGTAGAATTTAACTACATCTGCCATAAACTCCATAACCTCATAGTTGTTAATTTGCATTCTAACTTTAAAGTCAGAAATATACTCTTCCAGGGTAATTTTTGGTTGATCTGGTCGAGTTGTAGCAAATCTCCTTGTTTTGGGTGTAGGAGTTTCAGTTGGAGTTTCAGTCACTTTTTTGATCTCACTAGGTGTAACATTATTTACACGTTTAGGAGTCGTAACTGTGCTCTTCTTAACAGTTGTAATGGACTCTTTTAGAACTGGCGTTGCTACCTTTGCTGATTTTCTAGCAGTGGAGCGGCGGCGAGTTGCTGGCATAGAGTTTCAAAACGTGTGTACATCTATACGACACTTTAACCGTCCCCCCTTAACGACTGATAGCGGGTTCACCTTTATTGAAGATAGTGTCAACAACTGCCGTCACATTCTTGGCAGTACTAATACCAACTCTATCATAAACAGGTACACAAACTATGCCAAACTGTTTCTGTTCATTACCTTTCCTAATTACCCTGCCTATTGTTTGACTAATGGTGATAAAATCCATATTACGTAAGAACAATGCTGCCTCTAATCCTGGCACACTGATACCCTCAGAGAGAATACTATGGTGCATAACTATAAACTTCTGGGCATCATCTTTACCCCATGTTCTTAATGTTTTAAAGAATTCTTCTCTACTAACTTTAATTCCATTGATAACTGCACCAGTTTTAGATGTAATATACATCCAATTATATCCTCTTGAATATAATTCAGTGGTTAGTTTACTATCAGAGATTAAATTAGTAATTTGTGTAGTTCTTCTAGCACAAATAAGGATCTTACTAACATTTTGTTCATCAAGGGTTGCTAATATGTTGTCAGCATCATCTTCTGGGGTTGGTTTCCTATCTTTAATCATATCTAACTCCTTCACTACAACTTTAGGAGGAAGAATGATATCATTATCTACTAACTCAGGTGCAGGAACTTGCTCTAATACTTTACCATAAACATACTCATTATTCATTCCCGGATCTTCATCAGAGTAACTGTGCTTAGGAGTAGCAGTAAAGAAATAGCAGCGAACATTACCCACACTTGCATAAAATCTAGTAGCAGGGTGAAAATGTCTTTGAACACTGTTATGTGCCTCATCAAAGTATATTGTATTTACAGGAATACCCGCTTCTTGTATCTTATGAAGTGAGTGATATGTAGTAAATAAAATCTTATTATGATTCCAATATTCTTCCACCCATTTAAATATCTTCTTACTATTTGTGGTAGAATAGTGATGACTATCTCCACTATGTACGTGCATTACTTTAACAGGACCATCTAAATGTTCCAAGAAATCTGATGACAATTGT